TGTACGCCAAGAACCCCGCGTTCCGCGCGAAGGTCGAGGCCAAGCTGGGACGATCCAATATCCTGTAATGAAGCCCTGCAAGAACTGCCAAACGCCGTTCACGCCTGTCAACGGAAACCAGATCATCTGCTCACAGCGGTGCAAGGATATCCACAAGAGCAGGAAGTGGAGGGCCGAGAACAAGGAACAGCGCAAGGAGATCGCTAGGAAGTGGAGGGCCGAGAACAAGGAGATCGCTAGAAAGAACTGGCACGCTCGAAAGCACCAGATCGAGTGGACCGAGGAAAGACGTGAGAAGAGCCGAGAGGCTTCCCGCCAGTGGCGAGCGAAGAATAAAGCACACCTCCGTCGATACCGAGGCTACAACTGGATGAACCGGGCATGCATCCCCGCGCAGCGCATCCTAGCTCTGGCTGATAAAATGAACAATCATCAAAAAGGGAGGTTTGCGGATTGGATACTCAAGGTTGGACACGAGGCGTTGAGGCACCACGAGGTGGATTACTTCGTGAGCGACTTCAACACTCAAGAAATATGAAAGGTTGGTGATCCGTAAATCTCCCTGATGGAGGGACAGGGTAACTCTTCCCTCTGCAAGGTACATCAAACCTCAAGATCATGTCCAGATCAAAGAACTGCTCCAAGAGATAAATAACGACACGCTGGGGGCCTTAGAAGGGTCCCCGGCGCATTCCTGAAGACACCAGTAGAGGGCCGACCTCTTAAATCGGTCCGCCGCGCCGTGCTGCTGGTGTCTCCACGAGTGCGTCTAGCTAACCACTCTATCCCACCAAACAAGACAAAAACAACGAACTCACAACCGTGAGGCCCTCTGCGGAGGATAACCCATGAGACGTGGCGCTGTGAAGTCCTGAGGTGAACCGCGCAATTCGCGCAAATACCCTTCATAAAACTTCAAATCCTCAGAAAGGATTACCCAATGACTGCTGCTAACCCTAGCCGCGTTGGTCAGGCCAATCTCGCCGGTACCAACGACGCCCTGTTCCTCAAGGTGTTCTCGGGCGAGGTTATGTCCTCGTTCAACGCGAACACCGTAATGGCCGACAAGACCCGCGTTCGTAACATCACGAGCGGTAAGTCGGCACAATTCCCTGCCATCGGTCGCATCGGTGCTGAGTACCACACTCCCGGCGCTGAAATCCGTGGCAACAAGGTCGAACATGGCGAGAAAGTCGTGACCATTGATGACCTTCTGATCTCCGACAGCTTCATCGCCAACATTGACGAAGCCAAGAACCACTATGAGGTTCGCTCGGAATACTCTCTGCAGATGGGTGCTGCCCTCGCGCAAACCTATGACCGCTCGCTGATCTCGTTGGCTGTCAAGACCGCAGCCGCTGCTGACGATGGTGCCGTTGCTGACCAAGGTGCTGCGACCAACACCAACATTGGTGAAACCCCAACAGTCTCTACCATCGTTGAAGCTATTTACCAAGAAGCTGCTGCCATGGATGAACTGTACCTGCCAGCCGATGATCGCTTTGTGATCGTCTCGCCTTCGACATACTGGAAGCTCGTACAGAGCGACAAGCTGGTCGACCGTGACTTCGGTGACAACGGTTCGTACTCCGCTGGTACTATCATGAAGGTTGCAGGCATGTCCATCGTGAAGTCGCCCAACCTCGGCATCGACCACACAGCGAACACCTCTGAATACCCTGACTTCAACACGAAGTACATGACGGACACGACGGGCATCTCCGCTCTGGTCATGCAGCGCACCGCGCTCGCCACCGTCAAGCTGATGGAGCTGGCTTCCGAGAGCGAGTACGACATCCGCCGTCAGGGCACCCTGATGGTCTCCAAGATGGCTTGCGGCCACGGCGCTGTCCGTCCCGAAGGTATCCGTACGCTTACCGCAGCGGACTAATCCTTCCTGTATGGTAGCGATTACCTAAACGACAACACCCTCTCTCGTATCGCACGAGAGGGGGTATTTTCAGCCTACCCGAGAAAGGATCGCTGATGGCTTACCTCATCACGCCAACGACGGAACTCGAAGCCGTCAATGAGTGCCTCGAGAACATCGGACAGGCGCCCGTGAGTTCAATCTCAGGTGACATCAGTGTAGATGCTCAGATTGCGCTCAACTTCGTACGCAAGGTGAACCGTGAGCTGCAATCCCGAGGTTGGCACTGGAACACCGATAAGAATTACCCCCTGACGCCTAACAACTATGGGGACATTGTACTCCCGTCTGGCACGCTGGCCGTCCGTAGCTATGGGGAAGACGAGGGGCGAGACGTGGTCCTTCGAGGGCCTACTATCTACGACCGTGATAACCGCACACACCAGTTCACTGAGGTTGTGAAGACTCAGATCACTATTGCCCTGACATTCGAAGAACTCCCCGAGACAGCCCGTCGGTACATCGCTTTGAAAGCGGCAAGGGTCTTCCAAAACAGAGTGGAAGGTCGCGAGGACGGAAGTGACATGCGCGACGAGATGCAGGCCATGGCAATCCTCATGGCTGACGAGCTTCGAAGTGAGCGCAACAACGCACTCACTGATAACTGGACCACTACTGGCACCGTACGTCGCCACCCGTTCGGTTACCTAGAACGATAATTAAGATCTAAAATGGAGTAATCCCCACCATGGCATTCGTGGCAAACACGATCCCCAACCTCGTGTCTGGGGTTTCTCAACAGCCATCGTCTTCACGCCTGAAAACATCAGGTGAGCAGATGGTGAACGCGTTCCCCTCAGTGGTCTCAGGGTTGATCAAGAGACCGCCCTCGGAGTTCGTCCGTGAGCTATCCCCAAACATGGCCGTGAGTGACACCGCAGCGGTCCACATGATTAACCGTGACGCAAACGAGAAGTATATCCTCGTGTGTGGCGATGGGGACCTAGAGTTGTATGACGAGGAAGGGACAAAGCAGACCGTATCGTTCCCCTATGGGAAGGATTACCTGCCCACCGCCGATATCTGGCGCAAGATGCGCTTTGTCACAGTGGCTGATACCACGTTCATGCTCAACACGGATATTATGGTTCAGGCAACAGACATCCCTGAGGCATCTCCATCCCTAAAGACCGTGGGGCAGGTAACCATCAATCAGGCCGTGGACAGCTTCACGTACACCATTACAGTCGATGGGACGACCTACGCGGAGTACACATCTGCCACACCGCAGCCGGAAATCTTTGAGCAAGAGGGCTATATTGTCCAAGAGGAAATCCTCTCAGACACTCTCGTAGACATCACTACAGGTCTATTCAACGACATGGTCGCCCGAGGGTACACCTCCGCTATGGAACGATCGTACACCACGATCACCTTTGATGTCCCTGACGATGCTACCGTCGCAGGACCCGACTACGCCACCACCAGAAAGGCGCAAATACCGATCACTGGTGTTGGCGACTTTCGTCAGAACCCGGCACTGAAAGGCTCCGTGTTCATCAAGAAGGCTGTGGCCTCAGTGAACTATGCGGTCTACGTGGGAGACACCTTGGCTGGATCGACGGCCACAAGCTCCAACACAACTGCAGGTACTGCCCTTGAGGGCACCGCAGAGATCGCTCGAAATCTGGCAGTGGACATGCGGGCCAATGGTTACCTAAGCGCAGAGGCCGTGGGCACAACCGTCACGCTGGACATTGCAGCTGGAGAGGAGCTCACCGTTCTCGATGAGTTTGGTGGTGGCTCTATGGAAGCCTATACGGACACCATTCAGGCGTTCGATGATCTGCCTCCGAGTGAACTCAATGGTCGCTTGGTGGAAATTCGAGGTGACTTGGGGGAAGCCAACAGTAGCTATTGGGTCGAGTTCAAGGATGGTATCTGGACCGAGAGTGTTGGCTATGAGGCCAAGCGCGGTCTGGACGCGGCAACCATGCCCCACGTCCTCGTGAAGGTAGGGACCAACCAGTTCGAGTTCCGTCAAAACGATTGGAAGGACCGCTTGGTTGGGGACGAAGATAGTAACCCAGACCCCAGCTTCGTCGGTCAAAAGATCAACAATATGTTTCTTTTCAAAGGTCGCCTAGGTCTTCTGTCAGGTGAGAATGTTATCCTGTCTGAAGTGGCAAAACTTGAGAACTTCTATAGAACCACCGTGGTTCAGCTCCTGTCCACAGACTTGATTGATATTGCATCCACGACAGGCCGAGTTTCAACTCTGTATCACGCAGCGTCGTTCTCTGACGAATTGATCCTCTTCTCGGACAAGCAACAGTTCCGTTTGTCCTCGGCCAACGTCCTATCCGCTGAAACTGTGGGCATCACCAACTCGACAGGATACCCGTGTTCAACTCTGGTCGCCCCTGTGACCGTTGGGTCAAGCGCATATTTCATCGCGGAGGGTGCCACGAACTCGCTCGCACGGGAAATCTTCATCGACGGTGATCGTGAGACAGTGAGTGGCGAAGACATCGCTGTTCAGGTTCCCAGCTACATTCCCTTGAACATTCGAGGGCTGGCCGCATCCACAGCGGCTGACGTGTTCTTGGCCCTTTCTGAGGACAAGCCCAACGAACTCTACGTCTACAAGTGGTACATCACGGAGCGGAAGAAAATCCAATCCGCATGGTGCAAGTGGACCTTCGATGAGAATGTGAACATCGTGGGAATGGGGTTCCTCGAGGGATACCTCTACCTCGTCTACAAGGTGGGCGATGATGTGCATATTGACCGTATCTTGGTAGAGCCTATTCTCGAAAAGGAACTGTTGCTCGATCACCAGATCACCAAGGCAGACTTCACGTCGATCACCTACGACGGGACCGCCGACGAGACAACCGTTGTGACCCCCTACGACACCCCTGCGATCCTTGAGTTCTACAAGACCGATGCAGGGGCATTTGCGCCATACGACGGTGTTACCAAGTCAGCCGCAAACACCTATGTGATCCCCGGTGACGTAACGGCTAACCAAATCACCGCAGGGATCAACTACGAGTTTCTCTATGAGTTCTCAAGTCAGTATCTCCGAGAGAAAGGCAGTGGAGGTGAAAGCCCCATCCAAGATGGGCGGCTACAGCTCCGTTATTTCTCTGTGATCTATACCAACACGTCTTACTTCGAGGCTCACGTTACCCCCAAGGGCAGCCAAACGTCGGTATCCGTGTTTAACGGTAGGCTCTTAGGTGACCCTGATAACGTGGTCGATCTCATTCCAAAGGATACAGGAGAGTTCAAGTTTCCAGTGTTTGCTCAGAATGAGGAAGTGATCATCCAACTGAAATCCAACCAACCCTACCCGGTATCCATTGGCTCCGTTGAGTGGACGGCTGTTTATAAGCAAAAGGCTAAGAGAGTATAATGACCAATAAAGGCTACGTCAGAACTGCAAACAGCGCAGACATCCCTATTGTCGCTCAAGACATGCGGGATGCTGACGTGGCCGAGGTCCAAGCATACTCAGGGCACACCCCCGAGCAGGCACTCAAGAATGGCCTCACATACCCCGGTTGCACCACGAGGTCGATATGTCTTCCCACTGGTGTCCCCGTCGGTATGTTCGGGGTTGTCCCCACAGATCAGCCTAGGGTCGGCGTCATATGGATGCTGGCCTCGAAAGGTATAACTCAAATCCAACGGCAGTTCCTAAGGGAAAGCCGAGGTGAGATCAACGGCCTCATTCGAGGATACGATCTCGTATTCAATTTCACAGATGCCCGTAACACTACCCACCACAGGTGGATCAAGTGGGCTGGCTTCACGATTATCAAGAAACACGAGAACTTCGGGAAAGAGCAACGACCGTTCCTCGAGTTCACCCGCATAGTGGAGAAAGATTATGTGTGAACCAACCACGATTGCGATGGCTGGACTCTCCGCAGCGAAGAGCATGTCTGCAATCAGAGACCAGAATGAAGCAGCGGCGGCTAACAGAAGAAACGCCATCACCGCGCAGAATAATAAGATCGAGGAACAAGGTCGCCAATACATCGAGCAGAACCGTTCGTTGATCCAAGGGGGCTTCGATAGCGTCCTAGCGGGCCGAGCGGCTCAGGCCGACGCTTATACCGCTGCTATCGCCAACGGCGTACAGGGTAACTCGGTTAAGGCCATGCTCTCCGATCAGCGTATGGCCTCCCAGCGGAACACCCAGCGCACTAATCAAGAGATGTCTAGCCTCTCGGATCAAACCGATGCGAACTTCAGAAATATCCGTGCTGGCACCCAAGGCAAGATCAACTCAGTGTCCACCACCAGTTTCGGATTGGGGGACGCAGCGAAAGCACTCACCCCTATCGTCCGTTACGGAATGGAGTAACACATAATGGCACCTCGCAATACACGGGTAAATCCCGAAGTCGAAGTCCGAAGCCCAGCGCGTAGTTTCGCTAAGGTCCTCGACAATTACTATGCCCCTTCGCGGGATCGCCGGGGTGAACAAGCATTCCAACAGGGCGTGAACGCGTTTGGGGGTCTCCTCGAAGAGAAGGCCAACCGGCTCAAATCCCAACGTCGCGAAGATGAAACCCAACAGGGCGTCGCAGACGCAATGCGTGAACAAGCTGGTGAGGAAATGAAGGGCGTCAAGACAGGCTCCATCTTCCGCCAGAACTCATCATTCTACATGGCTGGCCTCAATGAAACCCGTGGTAAAGCCGCAGGAAACCGCTTTAAGCCGGAAACTTATCGGGCCTACGAAGAGTGGCCCGGTAAATATACCGACGATGACGGAACTGCCGTCCGCCAGTGGATGAACGACCGCGTCGCCGTCTTCATTGACAGCCTCGGGGACGACCCGAACAAGATCGCTGGGGCACTCCCGATCATCAACGAGATCACTCAAAATCTGGCAGCGCGCCACACTGCGTTCACCAATAAGCGCCTCGAACAGGAAAGCATGGACGCGTACGATGAGATCGTATCTGGCGTGTTCGACGACCTGTCCAGCGGTGATCTCGACATGGAAGAGGCAGTCGACGCAATCGCGAACGAAGCCGATATGATGTACACCACAGACGGTGCCAAAGCGAACGACCGAGTGGTTGGAGCAGCAATCCGTCATGCGAACATAAACAACGACCCTGCGTCGCTCTTCGTGATGGCTAAGGCCCACGATACGGGGAAACTCAAGCTGTCTCAGACAAACAATGATCGTCTTGCAAATGCCCGGGAGGCGGTTGAGGCTAAAATCCAGCGCAAGGCCAACCGTGAGAGTGCCGAAGAGGCGGAAGCACGGAGGGAACGTGGGCTTGAGGTCACTCAGTCGTGGTACGAGCAACTCCAAAAGAACCCGTACACCGATATCACAGAATGGGCCGCTCAGAATGGCGTTGAGGGTATTCACTTCAAGAACCTTAATAGCCTGCAGTCCACACTCATCCGAGGCAAGGAGGTCACCGATCCTACGATCACCACACAGCAACGTATCGAATTCGAAGAGGACCTGTATAACGCAAAGACACGAACAGAAAAGATTGATGAACTTAAAAACTTCACTGCTGCAAATCCAACGGCCCTGACAGGTAATGAAATCTCCAGATATGTAGATCATTCCTTCAAATCCACTGATGAAGGCTCGATCATCAACGATCCCATAATCCGTCGGTTTCGTAAGAGCTTCGGGGATACACTCGGTACGTTCTCTGAGGGCAGCAATTACCTCAGCACGGACCAATCTCCGTTCATCAAGACCCAAGGCATCGAAGCATATAACAGCTTCTTGGTGAACAACAGTAAGAACGTGGATATGTCGGACCCCTCTGCACTAATGGAACTCCATGAGCAAGCAGAAGCGGCTGCCATCAAGGAACTCACCAAGGTGTTCACCCACCAGATGGGTCAGAAGGCGGAAAGCCAGCCAGAAGCTGGTGAAGTCCTAGGTGTCCCCGATGAACTGGAAGAACGCCAAGAGGAAGAAGATGCGGCTGCTGCGGAAGAGTTCAGAAGGATGCTCGCGGAGACCGAAGCGGAGACCGAAGCGGAGACCGAAGCGGAGACCGAAGGTGTTCAAGGCGAAGAGACACTAATCGAGCCTACTGACGCTGAACCTGTTGAGATCGATCCACAGGCACTGGAAGAAGAGCCAGCGCCGTTCGATGATCCCAATACTGATCAGGAATACTCTCCAGTTCGTGAAGGTTTCTATGGCGAGATGATCAACCGATTTACCGATGGTGAGGACACTCGGACAACACTGGAATCTGCTACCCGTGTCCTTCAGGACAACCCCGATCTTAAAGAGGGCATCAGCAGTTTGGCCACGAAGTACAACGTCCCTCCCAATGCTCTCATGGCGATCATGGACTTTGAAACAGGTGGTTCGTTCGATCCAGCAGAAACAAACCAAGCAGGGTCCGGTGCAACTGGTTTGATCCAGTTCATGCCCGAGACAGCCAGAAGCCTAGGTACAACCACTGCTGAACTGGCTCAGATGTCCCAAACTGAGCAACTCGTGTACGTCGAGAAATACTTCGACCAATTCGGGGACCGCCTCTCAGGGGGCAACTTGGACGACATCTATATGGCCGTCCTATGGCCCAAAGCAATCGGCAAACCCGATGGCTACGTTCTCTTCCGTCGTGGCACCGAGGCCTACCGACAGAATTCAGGTCTCGATCACAACGAAGACGGAACCATCTCGAAGTACGAAGCGGCCACGAAAGTGAGGCGCACGTTCTACGGGTATTAAACTAAGGAAACCCCCAAATGGCAGATTATGAAGAAATCCCTCAGCAGGCTATCGACAGCCTGTTAGCCAACCCTGAGAAAGCCAGTGGCTTCGATCAGGTGTTTGGTAAGGGACGGGCAGAGGAGGTTCTCGCGAGCCGGGACCCCCAGCCCGAACCTAAGGCCAAGAAGTCCCCTGAGATAGGGTTCTTTGAGACGATATGGGATGTAACAGGTCGTGCCGTTGGGTCCGGTTCCGAACGAGCCGTCAACGAAACCTTTGACGCTGCTGAGAGCTTCGACCGTTGGGCCTCCACCAATCTTGACTCCATCGGTATTCCTTCGCGTCTACAACTCGTGGACAAGGACGGGAACTTCGACTTAGACCTCAAGTATAGCTATGAGGTTGACATGGATGCCCCCTCGTATGGTGATCTGAATATCGATATGTTCGATGATCCTAAAACCACCACAGGCGGCATCGTATCTGGTATTGCTCAATTCGGTGTAGGCTTCTTGGGTGCCGGTAAGTTCACCAAACTGTCCGGTCTCCGTGGTGGGTTCGTCAACGGTGCTATCGCTGATGCCGTGGTCTTCGATCCAGACTACAAGAACGTCATGGGCATGCTGGACCAATGGGGCATCGACACAGGTGCCGTAGGGGAAATCCTCGCGACCAACCCAGACGACCCTGAGTACATCAACCGGCTACGCAACGTGGCCGAGGGTGTCGTCGCTGGTGGTATCGTGGAAGCCATAGGCTGGGGCATACGTGCCCGAAAGGCTAAGAAGGCAGGCAACCTAGCCCAAGAGGCTGAGTTCAAAGCTAAGGAAGCTGAGGCCCTCAAGCCACTCGATGAAACCCTGCGTGAGCAGGCGATCAAGGAAACTGACGAGGCCAAGGAAACTCTCGAGACCGCTAAAGAGATGTTTGGTGACGACTTCGCCAAGCGCACGGTCGATCCTGATGGACAGGTCAACATGGACCTTGGGGATACACCCTCGGTTCGCCCTGAGACCGCCACAGCCCCCTCTAAGAACCGCATCTACCTGACGCCTGAGAAGGCTGAGAAGATCAGGTTGCAATCCAATCTCGCCAAGGATGTATCCCTGAGCGACAGGCTGACCGATATGTCGTGGCGTTCCCCGAACACCATGAAAGATTGGGATGAGGTAGCAGATGAGATTGGTGGTGTAACGGCGGTCCTCAAGGAACAGTTTACAAAGGCCAAAGGTGGTGACTTACAGAGTCTGTCCACGATTCAACTCAAGGCCGCGCAAGCCAAGCGACGGTTGATCGAGATGGGGCATAAGGACACCGAAGGCCTCATCACGGAACTTCAAACGACCTACAAAGGCGATCCTGACGGAATGGCAGCAGAAATGCTGGCGCGTGAGGACTTTGCACGGAGCATGGGTGAAGAAGTTACGAGAATGGCCAAGGCTATTTCGGATGAGACATTCCATCCTGATGCGTTCCCCGGCTACAAGAACTTTGACGAGTTCAAGATGGGCTTCGACAACCTGCTAGAGGTCTATGCAAACGTCCTGTCAGGCAACAACGCCAGCCGGTCAAACGTAGCTCGTACCATGAGAGCCATGCAGATAGCTCGCAAGAGCACCAAGGGTATCGAGAAAATCCTGAGCGATCCCGGCATGTTCCGTGATGTGGAAGCTAAGGCTCGCGCTCTGGCCGACCCAGCGAATGCTGGTAAGCCGATCACATCAACAGTCGAGAATGCCTTGGCCAAGGTTCATGGTTTCATGGATCGGGTCAACACCTTTCGGATCAACGCACTGCTGTCTGGCCCCGGCACTCAAGAAGTGAACTTGGTGTCAAACGTTATCAACAGCTTCGTGATCCCCGCCGAAGAGTTTCTCGGTGGTCTGTCAAGGGGTGATAGAGCAATGATGGTACACGCTACCCGTACTATCCAAGGCTACATGGCTGGTCTAATGGACAGTGTCAAAGCTGCTCGCCAAGCTGGTTGGTGGGATGATGCGATCTTGGACCCCCACTCTCTCAAGGTGGACGACAACGCACTAAGAGGTCAAATCTTTGAGCCAAAGTCGGGCAATGCTGCGCTTTCCACTGCTGATAAAGGCGTGAAGCTCCCCCAACGTGGTCTCATGACCATAGATGAGTTCTTCAAGCAGTCTCAATACCGGGGACGGGTGTTCGCTGATGCTAACGCAGAGGCAACCGCAAAGCGTCTCAAGGGACCTGAGCGGGAAGCGTTCATCAAGAAGTATCTAGCCGAGAGCTACGATGAATCAGGTGCAGCAATCCGTGAGGATGCTCTCCTACAAGCCCGCCGTGCCACGTTTACTGAACCACTGGAACCGGGTTCGTTCGCTGCAAGCATCCAACAGCAAGCCATCAAGCATCCCGGCTTTCGGTTCGTGGCCCCCTTTATCAGGACACCTATCAACCTCCTGTCACAGACGTATCAACATGCGCCTCTCGTGGGGAGATTGTCTAAGCGTTTCCGTGATGACATCGCGGCGGGCGGCGTAAGGGCTGCTCAAGCTCGAGGGCGTCAGATATTAGGCACCGCGCTTGTGGCCATAGCAGGCACTATGGCAGCCCAAGGTATGATCACAGGTGCAGGGCCTCAAGACCCTCGTATCCGCAAGGTGTGGATCAAGAACAACCAGCCGTACTCTTTCCGCATCCCGCAGGAAGATGGCTCGGTCAGCTTTGTGTCCTACGCACGTCTCGAACCATTGTCCAACGTCTTCTCTATCGCGGCTGATGCTGTGGAAATTGCAGCAGATGAATATAACGAGTCTGATACCACTCCAATGATTCAGGCCCTGTTTATATCCATCATGGATAACACGGTCAGCAAGACGTTCACTCAGGGTATCTATGAAGCCATGACGGGGTTAGTTGGGAGACCACATGAACAGGAAGCCGCTCTGCGAAACACAGTGGCCTCGTTTGTGCCCAACTTCTTGAACCAGACCAACGGCGATAAAGCCCTCAGGGAAACCCGCGATATGGCCGATGCCATATTGGCCCGAACCGGGCTGTACAATGGTATCGATCCCAAGCGGAACGTGTTGGGTGAGCCTATTATCCGAACGCTTCCGAAGTACGATCCCCTAGGATTGACTGAGGATGACAATCGAGTTATCGATCCCGTTCTGAAAGAGATCACTGAGTCTGCAATCCACAACCAAGCGGTTGCAGGTCAGCCCTCCAAAAAGATCGCAGGTCCCAACAATATCGAACTAACGGAAATAGAGTCGGAGAACAACCCGAACCAGACACTCTACGACGAGTGGCTGGAGAAGACAGGAACCACAGAGATCAACGGGAAGAACCTAAGGGAAACCCTCACGGAACTCATCAAGACCCGAGATTACCTCACTGCCCCACAGGGCAACATAGGCGTGAGTGGCCGAGGCACACGAGGCTCGCTCATTCGTTCCAGCATCGAAGCGTTCAGAACCAAAGCTCGGTCTGAAATCCCTCAGCTTATGGACCTAATCACTGCGGAAAAGAAGGGAATGGGTGAGCTGCTTCAAATACAATCGAAGCGTAATCGCGAACTGTTCCCCTCCCAGTCTAATCCACCAAACGTCCTCAAGAAGAAAACAACCTTCGAGGACCTACTCAAATAATAGGAAGGTCCCATGGCAGCTAATGAAGAACTGCTCGGTCTGCTGCACGAAGCTGTGGCAGGCGACCTCCTCCGGCGTGTCAAGTCGGGGGAGGCAACATCCAGTGAGATGAGCGTTGTCGTCAAGTTCCTCAAGGACAATGGCATCGAAGCATTACCCACTGAAAACAACAGCCTAGGTAATCTTGTTAAAGAGATGCCTGAATTTAGCGAAGAGGATGGCCTCTATGCAAAACACTGACCCTGCGTACCAAGACGACAGCATGTTCGTAGCACAAGGTCAACATATACGCGACCCTATGATCCACGACTTGCACTCTCGGGTCACAAAGCTCGAACACTCAACCAGCGAGGCCCGTACGAACATCGCGGTTCTCCTGAACGACCTCTCATACGTAAAGCGTGAAGTCACTGGTATCTCCAAGGGTATCAACAAGGTTCTCTGGTCCATCGGTCTATCCGTTATCGGAGCGATCACCACGTTCATCCTCTCAGGTGGTATCACAATCGTTCAACCCTGACATTACACTCAAGGAGGTCTAATGGCCTACTCAGAAGCCCTGTATACGGGCGACGGCACTACCACCGACTTTGTAGTGCCCTTTGACTACCTCGATCAAAGCCACGTCTATGCGGCCGTCGATAAGGTTCCAACCTCTGCGGTTGGCTCCAACTACAAAGCAGAGTTAATCAACAGTTCGACAATTCGCGTCAACTCGGTGGTCGCTGGGGACCCCGTACCCGCTGGCATCGAGGTTCGCGTATTTCGGAAAACACCAATCACTAACCCCGCAGTGGTATTTGGTGGAGGCGCTTCCCTTTCGTCGGAAAACCTCAACAAAAACTCACAGTACCTGACGTTCGCGCTTCAAGAAGCCACGGATACCAACGAGATATTTACCTCTCTGTACTTAGGTGCTTTCGAGAGTGAACCCCTCACGGATAATGAAGGTGACCCCCTAAAAACGGGTGCGATCTACTACAACTCTGAGGGAGGTATGCTGTTTTACTATACTGGCTCTATATGGGAGGACCTTGAGGGACCCCGTGGATTCGATGGTCCCATTGGTCCAACAGGACCCGTAGGTCCTCAGGGTGCCCAAGGGCTTGCTCCTGAACACCAGTGGGAACTCACAACGCCTTCCGCGCTTCGCTTTCGGAACCCGGACGGCACTTGGGGTCAATACAACGACCTCTTGGGTCCTCAGGGTGTACAAGGTCTTCAGGGTGTCCAAGGTCCCCAAGGTATCGAAGGTCCCCAAGGTATCGAAGGTCCCCAAGGCATCGAAGGTCCCCAAGGCATCGAAGGTACTCAAGGTGAGACAGGACCTATTGGTCCCGAGGGTCCCCAAGGTGAGACAGGACCTATTGGTCCAGTAGGTCCTCAAGGTGAGCTAGGACCTATTGGTCCCGAGGGTCCTCAAGGTGACACCGGACCACAGGGTATCCAAGGGCCAACGGGCGACACCGGCCCCCGCTGGATCAGACGCGACGGTGAACGCCACCAATGTCGCGGCAGCGGGCGGGGTTCTCAGCGACCCGACTGGCGTAACTGGTGCAGACGCAGTGGCGAACATCCTGAGCATGACCCAATCGGAATACGATGCAATCGGCACGCCAAACGCAGCGACAATTTACATAATTACGGACGCATAAAATGGCCCTAAAACTTGGCGTAAACTCAATCAACAAACTATATCTTGGCAGCACGGCAATCAACAAGGCTTACCTTGGCGCGACCGTTTTGTTTCAGGCGGCGGCGCAGTCCCCTTCTCCCCCGCGTCCCTCTATACATCAAACGATCAGGGCTTTGTCGTGGATGCCTACGCCACGTCGAGTCTTTGGCAAGACGACA